CAGTTGCACTTGGGACATCCGTTGTCGCCTGTGCATTCGCATTCATCACAGAAACAAGTGCAATTTTCACATTTCTCATCATTTGTCTTTAATTCTTCTGACATTATGCCCTCGCTATGTTAGGAACAATTCTAAGGTCAACCTTTTCTCTTCCGTCATCCAAGGCTCTTTTGAATTCTTCCTCGTATTGTAGTTTTAATTCCTGTCTTCTATTGATGTCAATTTGTGGTCTTTTCTGTGCCATGTAGAAAGATAATCCACTTACGGCACAAGGTAAAAATCTATCTGGAATATCTATGCTTTCTGTTGAAGCCGTAATATCCTCTATTCTGTTTCTTCTTTTATAACGAAAGACATCCGTGGAGTTTTGTGGCGTTGGATATAGGTATACCACTGGGGCAGCCCTTTGCATGTCCAACCAAAACTGAGATGGTCTTCCTTTTGTTGATTTTACAGGGATGTTCATATAATCCTCCCTATTAATCTTTGCCATTTGAAAATCAGTTCTCACACTGTTTTCAGTTCTGGATAAGACAGCCTCTGTAATGTCCACAATATAAGTGTCCAATGTATAATTTGCCGTTCCTTCGGTTACAGTTTGCGTTGTTTCATCTATTGTCCATAGTTGAACGCCTCTGTTTCCCCAGTCACGCATCATTATGTTCAGAGTTCTTCGTGCACTACTTGCCTCTTTTCCTGTAATTGGATCGCTTCCAATACGGGATACAGCTTCATCGATGACTTCATCGACATACAGTGTCCACGTCTTAGTTCCAGAAGTTGCCATAATTTATCCTAATTGTAATAAACTGTTACATGCGTGGTTATGGCATTCGTGCATACAATGGTGGTTTCGCATCTAAATCCCCTACCCGGAAACATTATAGAGCCTGATACAGATTTACTGTCTCCAGCATCTGAATCATTCGTTCTCGGTACATCAACTACTGCCAAGGTTGTGGAACTATCCAATAAAGTAATAGTGCCTGCCGCAACATTATAGGGTTGTACCCATGAAACTCCTAATATTCTTCCAGGGCCATCGAACACGGTTGTTGTAGTGGCAGTTGTGATATTGCCCGATTTTACATCCATATTTTATTCCTCCTAAAAAAAAAGGCTAGGGCTTTTACACCCTAGCCATTATTGTTTATTCAAATATCAGTCTGCTTATTGCTTCGTATTGAACATTCAAGACTGCTGCTGCCGCATCGCAATTTTCAATTCCAATGTAAGGAATAAAGTCGATATTATCGGTCATAGCCGCAGATTTAACAGCCGCTGTGCCTGGTTGCACCGCTGTTACCGCTGTACCACCAGTAGAACCAGAAGTACTTGTAATATTATACTGAATACCATTTACAAAAATAGTAGCTTTTCTATCGCTATCTATTACAATTTTGAAATGATAGGGTGTATTTATTGCAACAGTAATTGGTAATACACTAATATAATCAGTGTTAGCAATGCTATGAACAAAATGCCATTTAGCGAAATCACTAAAGGCTTCACTGTTTGTAGCATCTGTTTGATATTTAAAGAAAGCTTGGTTAGCATCAGTTGCAACTAATTGATCATTAGTTAATTTTAATCCACACCAAACTTTTTGGTTATCAAGTGCAGGCAACATAATTGATGTTTCCCAATGCACTTCATTTTCAGTTCCCCATTGTACACCACTCCAAGCTGTAATTGCTCCAGTGTCCGCTGTTCCATCATTATCCAAATGTGGAATAATAATTGCCTGATCCTGATCTGAACCTGCTGTTGTACATAGAACTCCAGATGAAGTAGCAGGAAAAGTAACTAACGCTGAAGTCATGTTACTTGCGGCATCTATTACTTCAAAGTTTTGATTCAAAGTCCTTTGAACTTCAACTGTAGATGCTTGGTCTAGGTTAGCATTAAGACCTGGTCTTTTACTAAAGTATTCTTCTAAGTAGTATCTTCTTGTGTCTTTGATCCCTAGATCATGAACGGTTCTATCTGCATCCACACCCGTAGACGAAGCTACGCTGTAGACCTTATAGCCGCCTTTCGATCTTACTGGACCTTCAAAGCTAGTTTTAGCCATAGTTTTCTCCTTGGTCATATAGACCTTTTGTTATGCCGTCTCTATATCGTCCACCTAGCTGGTCTGCATAACTATATTAATGCTAGGAAATTTGAATATACTAATATTTATCAGTATACGCAAGTAAAAAAGGGCGTTCCGAGGAACGCCCTCCTTAATAATTAAGCTCCTGGAGAGCCAAATATTCCACGCCAGTCAGACCAGCCGAAGCTGTATCTTTCTCTCGCTTTATATCTAACGTTTCCAGTATCGAAGTCACCTTCCATCGCAGTTCTAATAGGAGCCCTAGTGAAGTGTTTAAGTCCATTAGGAGCGTCTGTTTTTAAGAACCAAGCATCAGTATCAGTTAAGAAATTGTTAACCACATAACCTTGTGGCACCATTCCCATAGATTTGATTGCATTGATGTCATTATCAGCAGTTCCTACTCTTCCTGCAGATTTCATTAACCTTTCAGCAACAAACTGAAGATTTACTGGGATGATCATTTTCAATGCTCTAAGAGCAATCTTTAATCCCCTTTCATCCTTCATGCCTGCAACATCGATAAGCGCTTGCTCAAGAGAAGTCTCATTGAGGTCAGCGGCAGTGGTCAATTCATTTTTGACATCACCAGCCAAGGTAGTGTGATCAGTAGCTAAAAGCTCCTTTGCATCACCACCAAGGTAAGAACTGTTAAATCCTCTATTGAGAATATTTGCAGCTTTTACTTGCTTAGTGTTTGCCATTGAACGTGCCAATGCTTTTGTGTATCGAGTGCTGATTTTGTCGTAGAGGTTATCCTCTACGGCTTCTTCGGTTAGTGCGAAAGCCAAAGCAACAGTTTCATGAGTGTAGCGAGCAGTGAAAGTTTCTTGCGCGTCTTCATAGACAACACCAGATCCTTCCGGTTTTACTTCTGCATTACCAAACCCACCTAACATTACTTCTTCTTCGAAAGCACGATCAGAACTTTCGTTGTCGAAAATTTCTGTGTGCTGATTTTCGTATCGGTCGTACTCCAAACCAAACAGCGCGTTAAGGCCGGGCTCGAGTTCTTTGACCAGTTGTGATCTAGATATAGCCATTTAAGCCTCCCTACGCTAGTGTTGCAGCTTGCAAGAAGAAATGCAAGTCTTGTGATGGTACTACATACGCATTTGTATTGTCAGCACTTGTATCACTGTTTGAAGGATCCTTAGATATTCCAATCTGTTTCCATGTACCTGTTGTAGCAAGAGTAGAAGTACCAATTTCCTGTGTTGATCTACCAGTTTTAGTGCTTCCACTTACTCCTGCTAAATCAAATCCACCGAAATTCATTGCTTCAGTTCCTGTTCCATCATGTTGTCCTTCAAAGACAATATATGGGTCATCGAAAATATAGGCTTCAATATCCGAAGCATTTACGTCTGCTGGATAGTATTTTGCCCAAGTTGGTTTACCTGTAGTTGGATCCGTATATTGACAACCATTAAAGATACCTAGAAAAATTGCAGCCGCTGCCACAGTTTCTATAGTACCTGCTGTTACACGCGTTACCATTTGACCTTGGTAAAGTGCGGTATCATAGTTGGTTGTAATTCTATACGTGTTATTACGAATTTCGCCACCAGTGAGATGCCTTACGGGTCTAAACCCAAAAGCTGCGTCTTGGTTAGCCATCGTTTTATCCTTTTTTTAAAGGTTAAGTTTTTAATTCGATGGATAAAAGAGCTAGAAAATTAGGTCTTTCGGTTACCACCGAAGCTTACACGACTTTGCCTCTCAGGTTTACTGATTGGCATACTGGGATGTTGATCCTTCAATAGATCGTTTTCTATTGCGTCATCTCTATCTTGCGTTTTTTGCGCAAAATAGTCTATACGTTCTTGCACGATTTCTTCCGGAATCTTTGCCAGTAATAATCCCCCAACTCCAATAACGCCTTTATATTTACCTTCCTGTATAGTTGGATATTCCGCTTCATAGGCATCGCCTCTTACGAGTTCGAAGCCCTCCCTTAGTCTAGCCGATAAATTTTTATTATCTTCTTGCCCCAGAGTTTCTGATCTTATCCATCTGTGTATAAACCCAGCGGGTGCAGGTGGCGCGTCTAGAGATGACGGTGGTGCCCATGGTTTCCTTCGAGTCGTTTTGTCTCGGGATTGGGCAGCGCGTGGAGTCTTACTTGTAACTTTTAATTTATCATTCATATGCCTACTCCTTCACGTATTTCGCATATTCTTCAAGTGGCACACCTAATTTTTTAGCAATCGCTACTTGTGACGGTGTGAGTCTCACGGTCTTGCGTCCAGTTCTTGAGGTTCTTGAGGCAGATGCAACTGTTTGGACGGGCTTGCTGCCTGCCTGTTCTCCCCCATCAAATTTATGGGGAAATTCCTTGCGAATGCGTTTGTCAATTTCCTCGTAGTATTCATTACTTGTAGGGTTGAATCCATCTTCCTCCACAAGCCGTTTGTGAATACCAAACGAGGCATATGTCATCGCTTCGTCCTTGCCAAACCATTCGTTTTATTCAGCCCAAGCTAACGCTATAGGATCAGGTTTGGGTTGTTGAACTCTACTTTGTACAGGTTGCTCACCTATTTGTCCAGCGTTTTTTAATGATTCCTCATATTTTTTTCGCTGATCTTCTGTGGCTTTTATGCGCTCTTCCTCAATAGCCAGCCTCGCCAAGGATTGATTTGCGGCAACTTGGGCATCCACATCTCCCTTTGCCATAGCATCTTTAAGCTGAATCTTGGCTGATTCCAGTTGGGATTTTACGCGTCCTGTAAATTCATTAACATAGCCATCATCCAGTTTATTAAATTTTGACTGTAAATTGTCTCGTTCTCCCTGGACTTGCTGGGCATAATTGATGGCTTCTTTTTCTCTTCTTTCTGATTCACGAATTTTATAGGTCAGGCGATCAATACGTTTCTTGACGCCTTCACTGTATTCCTCGCGCTCGTCTTTTTCTTCTGTTGGTTCTGCTCCTGCTGCTACGGGTGCTGCTGCAACAGCAGTTGCTGCAGTAACTCCCCATTTCTCTTCAAGTTGTTTTGAAAGTTCAGCTGCTTCAACAACAGTCAAACTTGATAAATCGTCAATAATTTTATTTAGGTCTGCCATAATATTTTGTGT